TCCTATTTCGGGCTTGCTACCACTTCCTCATCGCACTCAAGATGCTACTTCAACAAGCAGCACTCCATGTCATACCAGACAATGACCTTCAATGCCTAAACAGATATATCCATTAAGAGATTTCTCTGGAGGACTGAATAGTCTAAAAGACCCATCTGATATATCAGATAACGAAGTATCTAAGGCAGTGAATATCATGTTCACACAGCAAGGTGCTATGGATGCTGCCTTTAATATGAAGGATAGCACGAATAATAAGTTGTCCGCTGTTTCTACTACACATATAGATCATATTGTTGCAGGTTATGGGCTTGGCTATTTTGAGACAGACCATTATGCAGATGGTGCACCTAGGTCTTTAGCTCTTGTTGGTAATGCTGCAAATCGTGGATTTAGGTTTACATCTGATCTAGAGATGAAACATATGGTTAAGGGTAAAAGTGATGGTAATGATAGATTAAATTATAATACTGGTCCCGTTGCGACCGTTGATGATTTAACTCCTTCTCATACTGCGTGGCAGGCGAGTCAATCTCACGGAGCTACTGCACAGACCTCAACAAATGGCTCAGGGTCAGGTATGACATGTTCAATAGCAACAGATGGGGCTGGAGCCGCTACTTTTACTATAACTGCTAGTGGGGATGGCTATGTTATTAATGAAGAAATTACTTTTACAGATCCGGGCAGTACAGATAATACCGCTGTTCTTATCGTTGCAAGTTTAAGCAATGCATCTGCTGAAACAGCACTTAATCTTCATAATTGGTTTCCAACAGGTACTGAGATATCTTTATCTGGCATGGCGATGAATTATCTAAGTGTTGTAGTGAATGATGGTGTTATAGATGGAATATATACTGTTGTTGGAGGCAATGGTTCAACTGAGATATATCTGGATAGAGCTACTCCTGCTCAAATACCTTCTGGATTAGGAGGTACAGGTGTTGCTGATGATCTTATTTCTGTTACTGGTACTATCACTGGTATACCTTCTGGAGATAAGATACTACTAGTTGCACATCCTGATGAACATAAGATAGATGTCTATTCGAGTAGCCTTGCTGCCTATACAGAAGATGCGATAACACTGCAAGGTCATTTAGCTGATAATGCAAATAGTAATGTTCTTTATTATAAAGTAGAAGAAGCTATACGATGCTGTGATACTAATATAGATACTCAAGGAAAGATCCAATGGTTTGGCTGGATCTCCAGAGAACATTTTGTAGACAGTACATCAAAAGCGACCTATAGCGGATATTATGCTAATGATAACAAACTGCTTCCACCCACATCTGCTGCAGCTATAAAATATTATAATGCTTCTGGTGATACATTAGCATATCCACCAGCAGGTACTGGTTTCACCTTAAAATGTTTTTCATCAGCAACTGACGGATTAGTACCAGAAGCTACATATGAATTTGCACAATCTTTTATTTATGACGGTAATCAGGAATCACTATTAAGTCATTATGGTCTTAATGATGCTACTGTAATATCTGATCAAGATACTACATTAGACCATACTGACCTAAAGCAGTTAAGTATACAAATAGGTGCACAGGGAGCCTATGATGAGCGTATATCTGGTGGTAGAATATATATCAGAGAGTCTGGAAGTGATGATGAATGGACATTGCTTTTAGATATAGACCTTTCAAAGGGTGCAAGAACAGATCTGGATGGTGACTATACTTCCTGGAAATTAGCAGCTGATGATAAACATTTTATAGGTGCTTCTGTTACTACATATCTGAATGTTAATGCATTAAGCATTCTTAACTATGAGATAATAAATGGATATCCATCAAATATATTCTCTAATGATCTTGGTGGTAATGGAGAAAAATGGCGAGATGCTACGGTAGCTAATAACAGGGTTTTTGTCTGTAATGTGCGTATGGCTGATAAAAGTAAGGGTGAGAATAAGATAGAAGGTCATGCTAATCAGGCAAGTCTTATTCATTTTCCCGATAAGATAATGTATAGTATGCCACATCGTTATGATACATTTCCTGAGTTTAATTTCATTGAAGCAGCCAAAGGTGACGCTGATTCATATATGGCAATAGAATCCTATGCTGACCGTCTTCTTGCATTTAAAAGAAAAAGCATGGATATAATAAATATATCAGGGGATCCTCATAACTGGTTCTTAGAGGACACTAAGAACTTCATGGGTGTTGAACATCATGCTGCTGTATATAAGACACAGCATGGGATAGTTTGGGTTAACTCTAATGGTCTTTATCTATATAACGGCTCACAAATAGTCGATCTTACAGAGAATAAGATAGATGATAATACATGGTATACTTTTATTTCTATCAATTCTATCATTCTTTACGATGAAGTAAAGTCAATGGTATATGTAATAAAGAACTGTGTTAGTGATGGTGATGCATATATGATCGACCTCAAAAGAAATAACTTTACATATTTAAAAGACTTTGCTCAAGATAATATTACTAATCCAGTATCAACCAATATTAGTAGTGTTGGTCAAATACTCGTAGGCACAGATGCTGGTGCAGGAGTTGACTTCTATCAATTCCATAGAACAGAACAGGAAGTTCAGAATGTTCAATTCAGAACCAAAGAACTGGATTTTGGAATTCCAAACAAACAAAAGAAACTCTATGCTGTATATATTACCTATAAGAGCAGTCAAGATATATCAAGTTTAATATACTATAGTATCAATGGCGGAGTTACATGGGTTGCATTCAGTAGTGGTAGCGATGCAACAAGTTCAACAACTTGGCAAAAAGGTAAATGGTCATTGACAACTCCAGTAACATCCTCAAAGTTCATGTTAGAGCTTAAGACTGGAGCTACTACTGCTACAACAGTATGGATCAATGATATAAGTTTTGAATATAGACTCATGCATAAAAAAGATGGATAGAGTAATAAGAAGATTGACCGATCTAAAACAGAATAAAATATCTGTTTCGAGAGTACAGCCGTCTTTAAAGAATATGCGTGAAGGTCAAGAGATCTTATATCAGCCAAAGAATAGGTCCTTAAGGCGATATCGCAGAGAGGGACATGTATTGTGGTATTCTGAAATGGTACACAATGGTGATCAATATGTGGATAATGATCTATCAGTTGCTGGTAGTATCAACCTAAAAAGAAAACTTGTAACGAATAATTATCCTGCCTTCAGTGTCTATCAAAGCACAAGTGTTGATGCTCAGGCAATAGCCGATGATACATTCACTAGGATAATTCTTAATAGCGAATATTATGATAACGGAGGAAATTGGAGTACTTCCAATTATAGATTTACAGTTCCTTATAACGGGATCTATCATTTTGATGCCACCGTTTTATTGGACAATGATAAAGATACAGATGCTGGGGATTTTGATGCAGAGGAAAGGCTTGATGTTGCTTTATTTAAAAATGATGGGAATGCAACTCCATCTAATGCAACAAATAGGATTGCGAGTAGTCTCCACTTGGTTTCTGGTACTATAACAGACAATTTTTGGCAAGGAAGGTTATCGATAGATCTAAAATTAGATACTGATGATTTTATAGAGCTGGTAATAAAGCAAGATACGGGAGTTGAACAACATACTCACGAACCGACTGACGGTGACTTTACATTCTTTACTGGGCATTTAGTATGTGCACTTTAATGTATAATGGCAATATTAAATAACATGATACCTTGTTAGATTAGGGGCAATAATATGGCATCACTGGGACAATTAGCTTTAGCTGCAGAGGACCAGAGAAGTAGAAGTGCTTTCTCAAAAGCTGGTTTAGCAGAATCAGAAAGACGTGGTAAGGCTAGTCTATGGGGCGGCAGAGGAAGGATGCTCGGTCTTCTTGGCACTACGCTTGCCACAGCTGGAATGTCCAATCCTCTAACAGCTGCTATACTGGTTGGAATGGGCGGATTAGCAACTAGGTCCATATTCAGAGCTTTTGCAGATGGTAGAGAGCAAGACGCAAATAAAGAAATAGACGCATTATTCTACCAGAGACAGCAAGACGAATTCAAGAAAGATATTAAAGACTATCAAAAGGGTATGCGTGAACGCATGATTACAGACACTGGCAGGGATATATTCTCAGCTTATGCTATGAGAAAATATATGCCAGAAATTCAAGAATTTGGAAAAGACCTTGGTGAATATGGACTAAAAGATACTATGGCTAGGACCTTTGGTATTGGTGGAGAGCAATTTGGTCAACGTGTGACAGCAGAAGGAGTGGCACACAATCCTTGGTTACTAGAAGATGATACATGGGCTACTACAGCAGCTTCTGCCGCCCCAGTTGTAGATCCAACTCAAGCAGTTTCAACTACCCCAGCTCCAATTCCGGGTACTACACCAGCAGCGTCAGTTACTACTACACCTGCAGATCCAGATGCTACCCAACTCGGACCCCTTGATGATGAATATTGGCAGGACCCTGCTTTCAAT